TTCATATTAATCTATTAAATCTGCTTCATCTTTATCTATAAAATAAAGTAACCTATATAACTTTTCTGTACCATGTTGACTGAACTCTTCAAATGGTGTTAAATTATTTAAGAACCCGTGAGGCAAGCATATCCAATCTCCAACATATTCATCTTCCATAACGCAGCAACATTCATTAATAAAATTAACAAATTGAATAAGCTGATCCGGTGCCAGAGATATCTTACGCTCCATCTCATCATTATAATTATCTAAAAAGAAAAGGCAAGTATTAAGTTAAAATAAATTGAAGAGTATACTCATCATCATCAAATTTAAGATCAACTTCATAATAATCATCTACTACACAATCTCCAGTTACCTCTACATCTTGATCTAAATATTCCTCTGGAATGTCTCGAAGCCTTTCTAACAAGTCTTGATAAGTCATATATTACTGTTATTAATATACTTAGGCTATAAGTTCAACTCACGAGTTTTAGTTACTACCTTTTTTACTTTTCTTTGCTTCCAGAAAATAGTATAAGCAAAAATTGCAATAATTAATGCCTGTATATATATGAGATACAGCATTATAGTTTTAGCGACATCTCGCGGTGGTTCGGAAACTGGAGGAGTATTCATAGACATTAACTCCCCAGGTTTATTCGAAACAGAGTTAGTATTTGTTTTTCTTATTCTACGCTTAGGAGGTTTACGGTTAAAAGGGGTAGACTTCTTAATTTGAACTTTGTTTGTTTTAGCTTTTGGTGTTGTAGTAAATGCACCTTTAAGTGTTTCACCAATAGTCTTTTTTGAGACTGAATCGTCTTTTTTGTCTTTTAATCTAACAAAATACTTATAGTCATCAACTTTAGTAGGTCTGTCATATTTCACTGGTGTCGTGGAACAACCAATAAAAAATATTAACACCAAAATTGAAAAAAATTTCAGAGACATCTATAATAATTTAAGTAGCGGATTTAGTTTATCCACCATTTGCTTGTATTGTTTTTTTTGGTTCGGCTTGATGATTTTATAATATTTCTCTAAGACCTGCTTAAAAAATAACTTACGCATATATTGTAAGTCTTCATACTTGTAATCTTTTTTAGTTGCATGTCGTACACAAGCTAATAACATTACCTTTTCATCATCGTTCAATGAGTTGAGTAAATCAGAGTGAATCACTAAATAAGTTTATTATGAATATACCATAATGCAACATGACGAAATTAAATTTCATACGCGAGAAAACGTTTAAAGAAGAAATACACCGCGCAGGCTGGAATTGGGTCACAAAGAGTCTTATAAATAAATTTCACGATCCAAAAGCTGATATAATTATGGATGAATTTGTTGAGCGAACATTTGATTGGGACTACACGTTTAACAATAATAAAGCTTTAGTATTACCACACCATAAACGAGATTGGATAGGAGTTATTCATAATCCTATGATAATACCTAAACCGTTTGATATTAAACAATCTCCAGTTAATATGTGTGCTCGATTACCGTTTTTATTAGCACTTAAAAACTGTAAAGGAATATATACTCTGTCAAGCGATTTAGAAGAGTCTATGAGACATTTATTTATACAATATGGATTTGATCATGTTCCCATAGAAACTCTTATACATCCTACACCTCTCAATGTTGACGAATTTAAAATAGATGAGTATCTAAAAGACCCTCAAATAACTTGCATAGGTTACTGGTTGAGAAATTTTGAGCCCTTTTGGCTACTAGATACACATATGACTAAAAATGTATTATTAGGAAGACTACCATACGCACATCAAACATATCAAAAGCAACTAGAGACCTTTAATCTTAAAACTACCTTTACTGGAGAAAAAGTAAAAGGCAATATTATTGTACATAAACATTTAGACAATAAAGAGTTTGACAAGTATATGACTGCTACAGTAGGATTTCTTAACTTAATAGATACAAGTGCTAATAATGGTGTAACAGATTGTCTTGCAAGAAATATACCTTTGTTAGTTAACTGTCACCCAGCGGTTGTAGAATATCTAGGGGATGATTATCCGTTTTATTATAACACTCTAGAATCAGCTAATAAAAAAATTAATGACATACAGTTAATAAAAGATACTTATGCGTACCTTAAAAATTTGAATAAGTCTAGATTCAGTATCCGTACATTTATCAAAGATTTCGAAGCGAGTAATATTTATAAATCCCTATAAGTGATTTTCACAAAGATTTTGCAAAATAATTTTAGATGCGTATACTGTCTATTAATACCCGGATAAATCACCATAATCTTTAATGACCCACCCATGGCTCTTAACTAATAAATCAAATATATAATCATCAGTCATACGTTCGTTATAAGTTAATTCATGTATTTCAACATTATTATCTAATAAATATTCACGATCAGCTATTGCGATCCCTATAAAATTTTTAATACCTCCCTTTAAAGTAGGATATATAATTAATAATAGATCACCATCTTTTAAATGTCCCTTAAACACCGCCACTTCTTTATGACGAATCTTTACGAGAGATGTTACAACTAAATTTTGCGGGAAGGTATCATCTGGTTCTCTTTGTTGATATTTTTTGAGATTATTATACCAAAATTCTTCTGGAGTTTCGCTTGAATCAAATATCATTATATCATATTCGCAACTCAACTGTTTTTTCATGACCTAAAATAACATTTGGGTGCGCGTATATATTAATTTTTTTTTCTTTTAATTTAAGACACAATGTTACATCTTCCATAGAATAATCTTTTGATTCTTTAATTTGTAAGTATGTAGGCTCAAACCACGGATATTGTAATTGTTCAAATATTCCGCTTTTAAATAAAATAAAACCAAAACCAACATACTCTACTTTAAATGGCATATATCTTGTATGTACATTTTCCTTAGCTAAAAACTCAAATGATCCATGTTTTTGAAAATGATCTTCATCCCAATATTCTACAGCAGCAAAATCTTTATCATTCGCCATAATATATAGTCCTGATATTACATCGATGTCCTCTTTATATAATAAATCAAAATCCGTAGTAGTAAATACCATATCATTATCAATCCATAAAATATAATCATATTTTCTACCGTTAAATGGTTGTTGATTGGGACCTTTAATTGGAGAACCTAACATACACTTATTGCGCACTTCATATATATTACGTGAATAAGCACTACAAAAATATACTTTAAATCCTATATTATTTAAATGTTTTATTAAATGAGTTAAACATTTAATAAATTTTCCAGAGAAACAATCACCCGGACAACATATAATTATAGTCTTATTCATTTATCTTTATAAAATTAAAATTACCTCCTCGTAAATCAATTGTTTTATCTATTAATAAATCTATATTTTGTTTTTTTATACGACGACAAATATCAATATCAACAAACTGTTGTTCACACTCTGTTGTACTTACATGTGGACGGAACCACGGGTATTCTAATTTCTCAAAGACTCCTTGTTGTATAAAAACAAAATCAAAATCTAAATAATCAGCCTTAATAAAATCATCATCTTCTGTAAGAGCTTTATACCTACCATCTACTTTCCCGCCTATAAATTTATAACTAGAAGATTTCTTATATAATTTAATAAATTGTGAAGGTGTAAAAACAATTTTATTACTCAAAAAAACTAATATATCATACTTAATAGTTTGTTGAAATGGTAGTTGTTTAGTACCAGACAATACATTACCACCTAAACACATTTGCTTTGCATAAAAAGCATTACAACTGACATGGTGAGAAATATGATAGCGTATACCGGTTTGATTTAAATATGTGGTTAACGTTATCCATGATCTTAAAAACTCAGCACTGTAAATATTATCGAAAAGATTGAATACAATAGTCATTCTCGATAAATTATTTACAGAAATAATTTAAGAAACAACTAATTGCTCGAAGGTGGAGGTTCACCGGCACCGAGGTTGTTGAACCGTTTCCGAGTTCGAGGGTCGTAACGAGGTTTGGTTTTGCGGAACTTTCTAAACTCAAATGATTTTGGTGGTTTCTTCCCTCGGCGGGCCTGCTTAGGAGTTCCTCCTCGATGGTGGTCCCCTTCTTCATCTTGTTCTTCAACTCCCTCTGTCTTTTTGAACTTACTATCTTTATCAATAGCAAAATTAGCTCTACTAAACTCTAAACGATCTACAAACTTAACAGCGTTCCCAGTCGCATCAATAGCAACATATCCTTCTGGATCCGTTACTACCAAATCACCGCTAGGATCAAATAAATAATTTTGCATATTAACTTCACGCATCATATTATTATACTTTTGTATAAAAATATCTTTACATTGTTTTATTGCTTTTTGAAATTCAAATACAGCATAAATATCCGCCTGCGCATCTTGTATTAAAGATAATAATTGTTCTCGGTTTCGAGCCGCTTTTGCTTTACCTGTATCACTTTTAAGTTTTTCTATTTGTTTATCTATTCTACCTGTAAACCACTGTACGAACTGCTCAAAAGAAGCTCCAGTATCGCTCAAAAAGTCACCAGTTCTTATTTCAGTATTAATATATGTGTTTAAATTAGATAATAATTTTTCAGTGACTTTATTAAAATCTATCTCTGATAAACTTTGTCTGGCGTCCTGTATTAAAAAGTTTACGCTTTTAGTTTCTCCGTCTGTTAAAGTAATATAACCTGCATCATTTTCAAAATAAGCATCCTTAACATACACTCTAGGACCAGGATTCAAATTCGTAACATCAACTCCAAATTTTTTAGTCGAAAATCTAACATA